GACCACCGGTAAGCCCAAGTATTACGGCCAATACGATGTGGATAGCTTCTTGCTGTCTCCAACCCCGGACACAACATACACCGCCGATCTCCATTACATGTATCGCCCTGCCAGCCTCACCGCCGGGGGTGACGATGATACGACATGGTTGAGCGAGAACGCTGAGATTGCGATTCTGTATGGGGCTCTCATGGAAGCCGCAATCTTCATGAAGGGCGAGCCGGATGTCATTCAGAACTACATGGTCCGCTTCCAAGAAGCCATTGCGGGCCTGAAGCTTCTTGGTGAGGCTAAGGAAACCACCGATGAATACCGCACCGGCAAAGTAGTGAGACCTAAGCAATGAAGCTCGAGCTTCCGCGAGACACACCCGTCGTTGCTGTTCATACGACAAACGGTCGTGGCTTTACTCCTGAAGAGTTGGCTGCCCAAGCTGCTGATCGCATAGTCAGCGTTTCCGAATCTGCGCACCCGGCGATTCGAGAACAGGCTGTGGCGTTCAAAGGCATCGTTGAGAAGCTGATCGCAGAGTATCTGAAGCAAGCCGTTCTCAGCGATCGCACAACAGTGTATAATGCACTTAATGACGCCGGCCATTCTGAGCTGGCGAAACTCATAAGGAGCCTCTAGTTTGGACTACACGGCCATATACGAACGGCTGGTGGAGGTGGCAAAATCCCGTCCGACACCTGCGGTTACGGAAAAACACCACGTTATTCCTAAATGCATGGGCGGCTCAGACGACCCTGAAAACTTAGTTCTTTTGACACCTCGCGAACACCTATTCGCGCACAAGCTTTTGGTTCGAATCCACCCCAACAGTTTTAAACTGCATGTCGCTTTAATTTTGATGGGCCGACTTGTTGAGTACAAGTCAAAGATTTTTGAGTCTGAGCGGATTCGCGCTGCAGAGCTGCGCAGGCAGTTTCGCTACTCGCAAAAGTCCAAACAAAAGATGTCTGAGTCGGCAAGAAAGCGGGGCCGCAACAGCCCCGCAACGGAGTTTAAACCGGGATTCAAACCGTGGAACAAAGGTTTGCCTGTTGAAGAGTCTCATCGTTACGGAACCAAACACTCTCCGGAGACGATACAGAAAATGAAAGAGACTCAACGGCGTTTAAGTGGTAAACAATCTGAGCGCATGAAACTTTGGTGGGCCGAGCGTAAGAAAAAGCTGGCCTCTGAACATGAAAGGGTTAACCCATGAGTTTTAGTGGCAACTATCTTTGCACCAGCTTCAAGAAGGAGCTTCTGCAGGCAAAGCATGACTTCACAGCTTCGACGGGTCACACCTTCAAGCTGGCGCTGTACACGAACAGCGCTTCGTTTACCGCGGCGACAACGGATTACACAGCAACCAACGAGGTTGGTAACTCCGGTTCGTACAGCGCCGGTGGCGGAACTCTGACTAACGTCACTCCGACCACATCTGGCACGACTGCGTTCACAGATTTTGCGGACATCACGTTCACATCTGCGACGATCACTGCTCGAGGCGCTTTGATCTACAACACCACGACTGGTGGGGGTAGCGGCACAACCGAGGCCGTTGCAGTTCTCGACTTTGGTTCCGACAAAACCTCTACGGCTGGGGACTTCGCGATCACCTTCCCAACTGCGGACGCATCGAACGCAATTATTCGTCTCAGCTGAGTTTTACCCGCGCCCACCTGAGCTTATCAACAGAGTGATGCGTGGACGGAAAACGTAACGTCTGATACGATATGTGTTAAAGTTGCTGAATAGGATCAATCATGGCCAGCACGTACACTTCGAACACGGGCATTGAGAAGCCGGGAGATGGTGAGCAAGTTGGTCTTTGGGGCGACACCGCCAACACCAACTTCGATATCATTGACCGCGGTCTTGTGGGCGTCGGAACGATCACTCTTTCCGGAACAACCCATACGCTGACGACGTCCGATGGTCTCCTCAGTGACGGTCATTACAAGGTTCTGATCTTCTCTGGCTCACCTTCCGGAACCAACACCGTCACGATCAGCCCAAACGATCAGAGTAAGGCGTTCTGGGTGTACAACTCCACTTCAGAAAGTGTCGTGCTTACCCAAGGCTCTGGTGGTAACGCTACAGTGCCTGCAGGTCGATCGGCTCTCGTGTACGCGAACGGCGGGGGGTCTGGTGCAGCGGTTGTTGATCTATCGGCGCTTTTCTCGTTCGGAGTCGCTGCGTTCGGTACGTCCGAGGCCAGCAAGGTTGTTACCGCCGATGCAAGCGGAGACGTTTCGCTCGTTGGCAATCTCAGTGTCAAGGATGTGGATGAGGAAGCTCTCGCCTTATCAGGCACCACCCCATCGCTCGACGTGTCTGCGGCACAGGACTTTTCTCTGACCACCTCTGGCAACACCACTGTCTCAGTGACCAACGCTCCGACGGGTCGCGCTTGGGTGCGCACTCTTACCGTGACTTTCGGTGGGGCACATACTCTTGCCATCACGTCTGCGAACTGGGGTGACGCTGGCGCACCTACGGCAGCCAGCGGCGACGTCGTGGTTATCCAGCTCTTTGGTGTTGGCACGAGCTTCAAAGCTGTTGTTGTTTGGAGAGACACAGCGTGAGACGAAGACTTCTGATCGCCAAGCCGTTTAGACTTGATGCGGCGGTTGCTCTCGTTGGTGTTTTTTCGAGCGCTGCAGTCGGCTCGATTTCTGGCACAGGTGATGTTTCGGTCTCACTCACTGGCGTATCCAGTGCCGCTGCGGTTGGATCCACAACGGTTTCCGTAGGAACCAGCGTTTCGGTTGCTGCGACCGGTGTTTCTAGCGCCGGTGCCGTTGGTTCCGTGGGAGTCTCTGTCCCGCAACCTTGGGATATTTCGACAGCCTCTTTTGCGCAGAGTTTCAGCATTGGAGGACAGGAGTCTCTTGCGCTCTCTATGTTCTTTAAGCCTGACGGTACAAAGATGTATATTGTCGGCTTCTCCGGCGACGATGTGAATGAATATGATTTGGGCACTGCTTGGGATGTATCCACTTCCTCTTACACTCGAAACTTCAGCGTTTCGTCTCAGAGTGCCGATCCGTCCGGGGTATTTTTTAAAGCCGATGGAACTAGGATGTATATCGCCGGCAGCGCTGACTCTGAGATCAATGAGTACAGTTTGAGCACTGCGTGGAACGTGTCGACTGCATCTTATGTCAGGAACTTCAGCGTATCTGGACAAGATTCTTTCCCGGCCGGTGTTTTCTTTAAAGACGATGGGAGCAAAATGTATGTTCTCGGTAACGATAATAGGTTCGTAAACGAGTACAACTTGGGCACTGCGTGGAACATATCCACAGCTTCGTATTTGCAAAATTTCAGTGTGTCTTCGCAGGATTCGGGTCCATTTGGCCTGTTCTTTAAGCCTGATGGAAGCAAGATGTATATGGTTGGTGACAGCGGTAATGACGTAAACGAATATGATCTGAGCAGTGCTTGGGACATCTCTACAGCATCGTTCTTGCAAAACTTCAGCGTATCCAGCCAAGATACAAACCCATCCGGGATATCTTTCAAGCCAGACGGAACGAAGATGTATGTTGTTGGATACTCTGCTGATAACGTAAATGAATACGATTTGGGTTGAGCTGCGGGCGCACCCAACAATCTGGCTTGGCGATAAACTTTAGTGTAAGGTTAGCCGAGTCAAAAAGGGGCTTTGCATGCCGTTCCAGAAGTTTCAGTTTCGCCCGGGCATAAACCGCGAAGTGACTGCCTACTCCAACGAGGGTGGTTGGTATGACTGTGACAAGGTTCGGTTTCAAAAGGGATTCCCAGAGTCCATCCTTGGTTGGACAAAAAAGTACAGCAACTCCCTCCTTGGATCCTGCTCGAGAATAGTTGCTTGGTCTAGCTTGTCTTCAAGCAAGCTCACGGCATTCGGCACGCATCTGAAGTTGATCTTGGATTCAGGCGGTGGATTTCAGGACATCACGCCCATTCGTTTGACCAGCGCAGACGGGGACGTAACCTTCTCCGCAACTGACGGATCGTCGTCGATCGTGGTGTCACATTCTGCGCACGGCGCAAACGCGAATGACTTTGTCACCTATACCGGTGCGGTATCTCTCGGTGGCGCGATCACCGCGGATATTTTGAATCAAGAGTATCAGATCGACAGTGTCACAGACAGCAATACGTATGTGATTACCGCAAGAGCCGTTGGCGATCTCTTGGGCACAGCGGTCGATGGTTCGACCAACACAACTCCCGTTGTGGCGACGGCGTCTGATACTGGGGATGGCGGAGCATCCGTTGCAGGGGCGTACCAAATTCAAACCGGTCAGGCGTCAGCCATAACCGGTCTTGGTTGGGGTGCCGGTGGCTGGGGTCAAGATGGCTGGGGATCTGCGTCCTCTACTCCGGTCTTTAGCGGAGCACTTAGACTCTGGTCTATGGATGCGTTCGGTGAGGATCTCATCGCCAATCCTCGCAACGGTGACATCTATTACTGGGACTTTTCGGTTGGTGGCCGTGCAGTCAGTTTGTCTGATTTGGCTGGGGCAAACAAAGTTCCGACCATCGCAAAGCAAGTTATTGTCAGCGATCGAGACAGACATGTCATTGCGTTCGGCTGCGACCCGGAAGCAAACCCGGGGGTGCAAGACCCGCTGATCATTCGTTTCTCAGACCAAGAAAACGTCACCGACTGGGAGTCAACGGCCTTGAACACGGCCGGAGAGCTTCGGCTTGGCTCTGGCTTTGAAATTGTCCGTGCGGTGGAAACACGTCAGCAAATCCTAGTCTTCACCGACACGACGCTCTACGCCATGCAGTACCTCGGCCCACCCTTCACGTTCGGTGTTGGTGCTGTCTCGGAGAACATCACGATCATGTCTCCGCGTTCCGTCATCGCCTCCGACGACTTTGTGTTCTGGATGGGCAAGAAGGAATTCTACGTCTACTCCGGTACGGTTCAGCGGCTGCCATGCGCGGTCCGTGACTACGTGTTTTCGGACTTCAACGAAAACCAATCGGAGAAGGTTTTCTGCGGATCGAACGGTCGTTACTCTGAAATCTGGTGGTTCTACCCGTCTGCAAATAGCAACGATATCGATCGCTATGTCATATACAACTACCTTGAACAGACATGGTCGATCGGAACAATGGGTCGAACCGCATGGCTGGACAGGGGGATTTTCGACTACCCCCTTGCTACAGACCTGAACGGCTATGTGTATGAGCATGAGAACGGTGTGACGGACGGCTCTACAAACCCGTCGCAGGCTATCGAATCGTACATTGAATCTGCGCCAGTCGACATCGCAGATGGTGAGCAATTCATGCTCATTCGCAGAATGATACCCGACCTGCAGTTCGATGGCTCAACAGAACCGACACCTTCTGCAGATGTGACGCTTTCGGTGCGGAACTCGCAGTCCAGCCCGTATTCAAAAAGCCAGACAGAGGTTTTTCGAGACCCGAACACCGCGCCTTCAGACCAACGAACCGATCAGCTTTACTATAGGCTGCGGGGTCGACAGATGCGCCTTCGAATTGATTCCGCGACCCGTGGCGTCAGGTGGAACTTGGGTAGTCCTCGAATTGATCTTCGCCCTGACGGGAGACGCTGATGTCTCGAAATCTAACCAGATCGTACTTTGCCGTACCGCCAAAAGACTACAGCCAAACCTATTTCTCGCAGTTGGTTCAGAGTTTCTCTGTCCTTCTCGCGCAAATCCAAAACCCGGGGGATTCTCGGGTCACTACTCTCACCATAACCAACCTTCCTACAAACGATCAGGGCCTCGAAACGGGAGCATTGTTCGAACAGGACGGGTTTGTTAAGATAACCAAAGCGAATACACCCCATGTTGGAGGCCTATCGACCATCGGCGCCACGGGATCAGTCACAGTGAGCACATCATAATGGCCGTACCAAATCTTGTACCACTTCTCGGTTCGATCTCCGGCATGCTTGCTGGTCCGGAGTTGGCCCAACGCACAGCCGCCGCC